GCCGCTGCGGGCCTGCGGATTGATTCTCGGCAGGTGCTCCGCCCGCCGCGAAAATGCGTTGGCGGAGGAGCCGCTGGTACTCGGGGACGGTCACGCCCAGCGAGCGGGCGGCGCGGGCGAATTCGGCTTCCCACCGGCGACCACGAATTGCGAGTTCGGAGGGCAGGGACGTTAGCCCGTTGGCAAGGTCGATCTGCGTGGCCTCGGCTTCGAGACGCGGGTCGACGTGCATGAATGGCGGCCAGTCCCACGAGGATCGCAGCGGGCCGTCGGGACGGCCGGCGAATAGGCCGTCGGTCAAGAGTGCCTCATCCAGCCAGGTCGCGAACAGGCGGTCGAGGATGGCGCGCTCGCACGCCACTCGATCGACGCCGATCGCGCGGTGGTAGGTCTGATGGTCGAGACGGCCGGAGGAGTAGTTAAGCTTCGAGGAGTCGCCCACGGCGATCGAGTACGGCATGTCCAAACATCGGGCGATTTCGCGGAGCACCGTCGAGGCGAATGCGTCGTGGGTCGTCGTCGGCTGCTCGGCCTTGAGTTGCTGCACGTCCCAGCCGTCGGGCAAGGTCATCATCGTGTTGCGCTGGAGGTCAATCAGGTCGTACGGATCGACGCTTGCGGGATTGATGGCGGGCGAGGTGGTCTTGAGGAACAGCGACATCATCGCCGCGACTTCGGCGCTGGTCAGGACGGCCAGCGTGTAGCGGCGGAGGATCGCGTAGAGCGGCAGTGCGGGCGTAATCTCGGGGATGCCGCGCCGCTGGCCGGGGCGGTCCTGCCGGAACCAATGCAGGACGAATTCGGCAGACACGTCGCGGTAGGTCGGCGCTGTGTAGAAGATCTCGCCGGGGTGGTCGTCGAGGATCGTGTACGTGGTCGGGTTGCCCGCCGCGTCGTAAGTGATGCCGTCGTTGTACCGCCGCTGGATTTCGCCGCCGGGATACGACGACGGGCCGGTGGAGTAGCCGACAAGTCGCGGATCGGTGACGCGATCACACTCGATCGGCACGAGGTCCAGCTTGACCGGGTTCGAGATGGCGGGGTTCGTCGTGAGGAGTCCGAACACCTCGCCGTCGCGGGCGCGGGCTTCGCGCATCGTGCGGAGCTTGCCGGCCAGGTCGATCGACTCGGACCACTCGCCGAAGCGGTCTTCGCATTCGCGAGCAAAGTCCGTGTCTTGGTCGATTGCAAGCGTCGGGCCGGTGCCGACGCAGTGATAGGCCAGCGTGCGCACCATTCCGTTGGCGTAGGAGTTGTTGGCCGTCTCGTAGCGGCTGCGGCGGCGAAGAGTGTCGCGGACCGCTCGGGAGTTGGCGGACGCGGCGGAGAGGTTATCCGCGGCGGCCCAATGGTTCTTCGTGTCCTGCGATAGGCCGGCGGCATCGTAGCGGGCGAGGAGCTGGGCCACGGCGGCCGCGCGGGCTTCGCGGGCGTCAACCTTCGCTCGTGCGGATTGTCGATCGCCGAAGAGCCAGCGGAGCATCATTGCGCCCCCGGGGGGACGAGACGCGACAGCAGGACGCGCGGGGACTGAGCGGCGGCGGCCTTGGCGGCGAGGTACTTGTCGGCCTCGATCACCTCGGCCACGGTACGCGCCTTCACCCGCTGGTCGCCGTTTTGCACTTCGGCGGGGCTCGTGGCGGCGCTCGTGATTTCGGAAGAAAGATCGCTCATGCCCGTCACGATATCGACGGGCGGCGAGAGGTAAATGCGGTTAGGCTACGGGTGGCCTAATCATCGCCGAATAGCGACCGCGTGCGGGGCTTGGCCGCTTCGCCAACGGGCAGACAATGCGGCGACGCCCACAGCCTTTCCCGCTTCTGCTGGTGGCCGCCTTTGCTCTTGTCTTTTCTCACGTTGCCCATGCCGCCCTGCAAGTGACCAGCCGCGAACCACTCGTGCACCGTCCAGCCGTGGGCTTCCAGTTCCGCGTGCTCGGTGTCAAACCCGGCGAGCACGATCCGATTGAGCGGGTTGGCGCCGTTCTTGACGCACCACTCGCGGACATCGTGGGCGACGCTGCCGGATTCCATCGCATAGAGACTCATGTCGCGGCCAGCTTCGGCCGAGTAGGGCGGATCCAAGAAAAACGCGCACGGGCCATGGCCTTGGCGTATCGGCAGCGTGTGGGCCGCGCCGGTCGTGCAGACTCGCGACCAATCGCCGTTGATGATCCGAACGTGACGTAGGCGGGCCGACAGCCACTGGAACCAGCGGATCAGTTCGGGCATCGCCATGGCGTGGAACTCGTTGCCGGGTTGGTCGGAAAGGACGCCCGGTTCGCGGGCCTGCGCGTGGTTGACGCCTCGGCCGTCGTCGCTGATGTGCGGCAGATCCCGGGCGACGCCCGGTTCGCGGGCTTGCGGCCGATTTACGCCTTTGCCGCCCGAGCTGATGTCCGGCAGGTCGCGAAAGACGCCAGGTTCGCGGGCTTGCGGCCGGTTGACGCCTTGGCCGTTGTCGCTGATCACCGGCCGGTCGCGGAAGACGCCCGGTTCGCGGGCCTGCGGCCGGTTGACGCCCTTGCCGCAGTTGCCGATGTCCGGCCGGTTGCGGGCGACGCCCGGTTCGCGAGCCTGCGGCCGGTTGACGCCCCGGCCGCCGCTGATGAGTTCCGGCCGGTCGCGGGCGACGCCCGGTTCGCGGATGCTGGCGTGGTTGACGCCTCGGCCGTTGTTGCAGATGTCCGGCCGGTTGCGGCGGACGCCCGGTTCGCGGTCGGCTTGGATGTCACGCCATTTGCGGATTCGGCCGGTAGTCGGGTCGGCGGTCCACGGGGCCGCGCCGTCGAAGGCGCCGATCTGCACGCACGTCCCCCACAGCCACCAGCCAGCGATCAGCGGGTCGCAGTAATCGTGGGTGCCTGCGAGTAGCTCGAAGTTTTTGTCCTTCCGCCACTTCAAGACGTGGATCTGGCGGGCGTTTTTATCGAGTTCGCTTACCGGCCAGGATGCGTGCCGGGCGGTCTCCTCGGGGTGAAATTGCATCGCCCGCCAGGCGTTGACGACGAGACCGTCGAGGTCGTTGACGGTCTCCGAGTAATAGGGGCGATTGCACGGGTGCGGGCGGTTGAGCAGGACCGCGCCTCCGCCAAAAAATGGCTCGACGTAGTGGTGGCAATCGCCCAGCAGTTGCCACACGAGCGGCGCGGCTTTTGACTTCCCACCGAACCAAGGAAAGGGAGTCTTTCGGTAGTTGATGCGGCCGTCGTTGGCCATGCCGAAATCGTTTCCGTTGTCGTCGGGGTCGGTCGTCAGGTCTTCGTCGTCGAGGTAATCGTCGGTCGTCATGGGTCAGGTCTCCGGGTTGATGATGGTGGTGGTGAGTGATTCTATCGCCGTTTCACGGCGGCGCTTTCGAAGGTGACGATCGGCCCCTCGCCGCAGTTGCGGCAGTATCTCCACCGCTTAACCAGGTCGCCGATCTTGAGGGTCTTGCTCGTGCGTAGGTCTGAACAGTGGCACTCGGGGCACTTGATGCCGCTTTGCCGCTCGGCGCGGATGCGGTGGTAACTCATGTCGGGGCGGTCGTCTTGGGCCATGGTCTAACGCCTCCGAAGGTGCGCGGGGATCTCGGCCTTCTTTCGCTGCTCGCCTTGCTGGGCCACGCCGGTGCCCGCGAGTTCCACGCCCTGCATCGACGCGGCGACCGCGGCGCCGACGAGGCAGTCGAACAGGTGATTGTCCGGCTTGCCGGGCTTGGCGGACCACTCGTCGCAATCGCGGCCACGGTCTTGGTTGCGGGTGCGGGTGCGGTACTCGGCCACCAGGTGGTCGGCCAGCAGGCGGTGGGCGATTGGGTCCGAGCCCCAGAGCGACAGGCACCCGGGGCCGCCCATTGGGGTTTGGAGCCGCGCGTAGATGAAGGACTTCCAGTAGTTCGAGTCGAACAGCGTGTACCGCGTCGCGCGGCGGCCGGATACGTTGGGTTGCCGCCAGTTGTGGCCCACGCGATCACCGGGCCGCTTCTTGTAATCGGAGAACGGGGCCGAGCGGGCGCCTACGTATTTGCCGTGGCTGGGCGTGATGATTTGACGATGGGACGCCGCCGAACAGAAAGCGTAAATAGTGTCGCTCTTATAGTTCGCGTCTATTTGTATTCGGTCTACGCTCAGCGTCGCGCCGTCTTCGCGCGGCCATTGGATCGCGGCGAGTCGCGACGTGAGTTGTTCGAGTCCCGCGTGGATCGCGGCCTCCTCGCCGGGGACGCCCAGGTCGGCGAGCGTGCGGCGGGCCTCGGCGTAAGTGTGATAGGGTCCGGGCTGCTCGGGATAGGTGCCGTAGTCCACGACGTAGCCCGTGAAGTTCGGCTCCCAGGCGATCACCGCGTAGTAGAGCAGGCGTTCCTGCACGTCGATCATGGCGGTGACGTGCTGCGTGTTGATCGGGCACACGCCACGGTCGCGGCGGTTGATCTTCGCGGCGATCTCGGCGGCGGACAGCGTCACGTCGATGCCGATCGACAGCGGAGCCGGGTCGTTCTGGTACTCAGCCATGAAGGCCGCTTCATTCCGCAGGCGGATGTTCCAGGCGCTTTGCAGGGCGCTGCATTCGTCGTGCTTGAATCGCTCGGCCCAGCCGAGCACCGCGCCGGCGTGCATGGCGTCGTAGTTTTGGCGGACGAACTCGGTGGCGTCGGCGATCCCGCGACCCGCGCGGAGCGAGTCCAGCCGGATCTCGCGGTACTTGTCCCACAGCCGCTTGGCCTCGTCGGACTCCGGCCAGGCGTAGACGAGCTTGCACCGCTCGCCCTGCCAGTCCGGGTGCAAGTCCGGCGAGAGGATCCGGTCGGCCAGGTCGCCCTGCTGGATCACCGTGACGGGCGCGATGGCGGCGATGCTCGTGCGCGGGCCGGCGAGACCCAGAATCGTGCCGTGAATGATTCCTTCGCGGGCGGCGGTCATGGCTGGGCTGCGGGCGGACTCGTCGGTCTGCGGATCGTCCACGATCACCATGTCGGGCCGGATGCGCGAACCGTCGCCGAGCGCCTGAACCATGCCGCGCATCGAGGCGGTGATGCCCACGCATCGCACGCGGCCCTCGCACGCCGGGCCGGGGATGTCGGCGAGCACCAGGTCGGTCCTGCTGATGGACTGGCGGAGAGTGCGGCCCTCGAACATCAGCCGCCGCTGGTGAATGCCGTCCAGCTTGCGGAGCGGGATCGTGACCGCCGGGAAGTCCGCGTCGATCTCGTCGTTGGTTTCGAGCTCCAAGCGGATCGACTTGAGGGCGCTGGCGGCCCCGTCGGAGTCGGCGGAGACGAGCACGACGAAGCGGCGATGACCGTAGAGCAAGGCCCACTCGGCGGCGACTTGGCACAGCGAGGTTTTGCCCCCGCCGCGGGGCATGGCGACAGCGAAGAGACCGCCACGGAGAACGGCGGCCTCGATTTTCGCGATGACCTTCAGGTGGTCGGGGCTCCAGCCAAGGGAGAACGTCGCGGGGTGGTAGGTCTCGCAGAAGAGCCGGAAGTCGAGGCGGCAGGCGGCGACACGATCAGGGTGGACCGGCGCGGGGATCTCGCCCACGTCGCGCGCGGCGGCGCTCATTTCCCGCTTGCGGGCGGTCATGGCCTCGCGGTGCCGCTGGTACGAATCCCGCTCGACCGCACCAGGGGCGCGGGATTGGATCAGCTTGAGGGCTTCGGCGGCCTTCCGCTTCTGCTCTTGCAGCTTCGAGACCGTCTCGGCGGCGACGCCCGGAGCGGGCTTGCGCCGGGTCACGCGCGGGTCGCCTTGCGGGTTGCGGGATTTCGGGCCTTGCGTGCGGCGGCCGAGGCGTGCTTGTCTTCGAGGATCACTGGCACCGCGTTCGGCCACGAAATGCGATGGTGGACTCTCGCGA